ATACCTTTGGCCAGCAGTCCATCGGGGCGTACAAGCTGGGCACGGCTATCCGTGTGTCGGAAGAACTTCTGAACGACAGCGTCTTCGACCTGGAAAGCTATATCGCCGGCGAATTCGCCCGCCGCATCGGCACCAAGGAAGAAGAAGCCTTCCTCACGGGCGATGGCAAAAGCAAGCCGACCGGCGTATTCCCGTCCGCCGACCCTGGCGTTACGACAAATGGGGCTTCCATCACCTTTGATGATGTCATCGATTTGTACCATTCTCTGCGCATCCCGTACCGCCGTAAGGCCGTATGGCTTCTGAATGATTCTACCATCAAGGCTCTGCGCAAGGTCAAGGACAACAACGGGAACTATATCTGGCAGCCGTCTGTGACGGCCGGCACTCCGGATACTATCCTGAACCGTCCCTGCTACAGCACATCCTTCGCTCCGGAACTGGCTGCTGGGAACCGTCCGATTCTCTTCGGCGATTTCAGCTACTACTGGATTGCTGACCGGGAGTCCCGCTCCTTCAAGCGACTCAACGAACTGTATGCTGCCAACGGCCAGATCGGCTTCCTCGCCAGCCAGCGCGTCGATGGTATGCTGATGCTGAAGGAAGCGGTCAAGGCCCTCGAAGTGAAAGCGAAGGCGTAAGCCATGTTGGTCAGCCTGGAAGAAGCCAGGGAATATCTGCGGATCGATGAGGATGACACATCGAATGATGACGTCATCCTGTCATCCCTGGAAACGGCCCAGGCGCTGTGCCTGGACCTGGCCCGCTGCGAGGAAGCGGATGCCGAAGAGAATCCCGTCGTGTTCCATGAAGCCATTCTCTATGCCGCCGCCTTTTTATATGAACATCGGGAAGAAGCGGATTATTCCGGTCTGCTGAAGATGCTGCGGTGGCTGCTGTTCGGTGTGCGGCGGAGCGCTTTTTAGGGGGAATCATTATGCAGACAGGAAAACTCAACAAACGGGTGCAGATTATCAGCCAGAAAGCACAGACTGACGATTTAGGGTTCGATACGTTACAAGATGTGGTCTACTGCACCTGTTGGGCTTCTATCGAGCCTGCCCGTGGCAAAGTGTTCTATGAGATGGAGCGCAAGGCGGATACGGAGTACAGCAAAATTACCATCCGCTGGCGTCCGGGCATTACCCATGATATGAAAGTGAAGTATCAGGATCATCTGTACGGTATCGATACCATCGTGGATCCGTACATGCGCCATGAAGCCCTGGAGCTGTACTGTACGGAAGAAATCAGGGGGCAGGACAATGAGTAATGGATATTTTGAATTGCATGGCCTTGATGAATTGTCCGGCAAACTGCTGTCTGCCATCGAGGAATTTCCGGGGACTGCTGAAAAGGGACTGGTGACGATTGGCAACAAACTCAAGAAGGAATGCGTGAACCAGACCCCGGAGGGCAGTACGGGCAAGTTGAAGAAGGGATGGAAACACAGGGTAAAGGGCTATAACGGCTCGGAGCTGACCTACGAGCTGGTTAACAAGCACCCGGTCCATCACCTGCTGAATAACGGCCATGTCAAGAAAACGCCCGGCGGCAGGACTATCGGCTACTACGAAGGGCAGCACTATACGGAAAAAGCCGTGAAGCTTTTTGAATCGCAGGACTTGCAGGCTGGCCTTGAAAAACTTACGAAGAAACTCATCAAGAAAGCAGGCGGCCCATGATCCATGATATCGACATCCTGCAGGCCGTACAGCAGAAGCTGAAAGGGTGGTTCCCGTATCCCGTATATCTGCAGGAGGTGAAGGAAGGATTCCGGCCGCCTGCGTTCTTCCTGAAATCCATGACGATAACTTCGCCGCAGGGCGGTCAGGGAGTATACCGGGATACGGATATTTACATCACTTATATACCACAGAAACAGGCAGCCAGCACATCCATATATGGCGTACTGGCTGCCGTTGAAGACCTGTTCCGTGACGGGATTGCCGTCCAGGACAGGTTTTTTGCTGTCCCCTCTATGAGTGAAGAACTCATTGGGCAGGACAACGATGGCGGACGGGTAACGCTTACGCTGAATTATTATGATTCGGCAGAGAAAAATGACGAAGCCGAACCCATGGAAATCCTGCATCAGCGGTACAAAGGAAAGGAGACAATGAAACATGAAAATGCCATCCATTAACGTCGTGTTCAAGGAAAAAGGCATCAGCGCCATTGAGCGCAGTGAACGCGGCATTGTCCTGATGATTCTGAAGGAAGAGACGTTGCCTTCCGAAACGGAAGTGAACCTGTATACGGCAGATGATATTCCCAAGGAGCTGTCGGACAGTAACCGGGAACAGCTGGAACTGGCACTCCGGGGTTATGTGAACAGTCCGAAGAAAGTCATTGCGGAAATCATCAGCAGTGAGACTGAGGACTATACGGACATCCTGAAAATCATCGAGAACAAACGCTTCGACTATCTGGTCATCCCGGACATCGAAACATCGCACATCGATACCATCGCCACCTGGGTCAAGGGGATGCGTACCAATAAGGACAAGATGATAAAGGCCGTGCTGCCGGACTGTACGGCAGACACGGAAGGCGTCATCAACTTTGTCAACAAAACGATCCAGACTAAGACCAAAACGTATACGACAGCGCAGTACTGCAGCCGCATTGCCGGCATCATTGCTGGGACGCCCATGACGATTTCCTGTACTTACGCGCCGCTGCCGGAAGTTATCGGCTGCGATGTCTGGACAAAAGAGGAAATGGATACCATGACGGGTGCGGGGAAGCTGTTCTTCTTCTTTGACGGCGAGAAAGTGAAACTGGCCCGGGGCATCAACTCCCTGGTGACGACCGTCCAGGACAAGGGGACGAGCTTCCAGAAAATCAAGCTCGTGGATTTGATGGATATGATGCACGACGATATCCGCACGACGGCTCAGGACCATTACCTCGGCAAGTATGCCAACAGCTATGCGAACCGCTGTCTGCTGGTAACGGCTATTCAGGGCTATCTTGACCAGCTGGCCCAGGAAGGACTGTTGGAACAGGACCAGAATATCGCCTATATTGACGTGGAATCCACGAAAATCTGGCTGGAATCCAATGGTAAATATACCAAAGAGGAACTGGCGGATATGTCTGAAATGGACATCAAGCTGGCCAATATTGGCAGCAATGTGTTCATTGCCGTGAAGGCATCGCTCCTGGATGCCATGGAAGATGTCACGATTACGATCAATATCTGAGGAGGTGAAGCCGGATGAACAGTATGGAAGCCAAACGGGTTATGAATGGCAAGTACGCCGACCTGTATATCGACGGTGACCTCATGGCTGAGGCAACAGCGTTCAAGGCCGAGGTCACGCTGACCAAGGAAGAAGTGAAGATGCTCCGCCATGTGGGAAAAGGCTACAAGGTCACGGGGTATGACTGCAAGGGCGAATTGAAGCTCCACAAAGTTTCCAGCTACATGATCAAGAAGATGAATGACAACATAAAGGCGGGCAAACAGACCGTGGTGACTATTGTATCGGTTCTTGATGACAAGGATGCCATCGGCAGCGAACGGATCGTCATCAAGGACGCGACCTTTGACAGCCTGATTCTGGCGGATTGGGAAGTAGATAAGATGGGCGAAGAAAGTTACAGCTTCACCTTCTCGGACTGGGATTTACTGGATTTAGCATAAGGAGAAAACGACTATGAATATGGTAGACAGGCTGCTGAAAGCAGACGTAGTGAACAAGCTGGCCGAACGGCCCACGAAAAAGGTGAAGATGGAACGGCTGAGTAAGCTGTTCGGCTTTGATTTCGTTATCACGCTCCGGGCCATTGACCCGGAACGCTATGCCGACATCCAGAAGATGGCCGTGGATTTCACCAATGGTAACGCCGATGACGTGGATATTTACCGGATGCAGACCCAGACGCTCCTGGCGGGTATTGCCGACCCGGATTTCAAGAACAAAGAGCTGATGGAAAAATTCGGAGCGATCCTGCCGGCGGACATCATACGCAAATTATTCCTGGCCGGAGAGATTGCCGACCTTACGGCACAGATTACCGAACTCAACGGCTACACTACGCAGAAAAAAGCGGATGAAGCCGTAAAAAACTGATTCGGACCGATGGCGAAGTGCAGGCGATGTACTTCCTTTTCAGGGACCATCACCTGCTGCCGTCAGCGGTCATGAAATTGGGATACGGCGAACGGCAGGTGCTGTATGCTTTCATCCGTTATGAGATGGAAGAACGCGATAAAAAAGTATCTCCAACCTTTACAGGCTAAATATTGTAGATGCTGTATTTTGTTATAAAATGTTCAATTAGCTTTAATCCAGTCTGATATTTCACTGACAAAACTATCTTTTTTCTTAAATTGAGGGTGGCCAACACGAAGTACATGGAATGATTGATTGCCTAAAACGGCGCTGGCTCTCTGCCATGGCATTTTGCGTCTTCCAATCAGTTTATAATTATCGTAACTATCAAGCGGTTTATAGTCGTCGAAGACACTAGCAATATAATCATCATAATTCTTAGCCGTATAAAAAATTATATGTGTTGGACGAATGATTTCTAGTTCATTTCGAAGAACTCTAAGATTTAAGATGCAGTTGGTTTTAACAAGGGATGAAGTAGTATCCTTTGTCGGTGAATCATTGCATTTGACAATATTGGTAAATGCAATGTGTTCTATGCAATTATCACCAAATATGGTGCGAGTAATATCTCGAGTATAGCTCCAATATGGCCAACTGGTATTCCATAATTTACGAGCTTCTTGAAAAGCATTACAAAAGTCACTCTCATTCGTTCCAGGATTGTTTCTGGCATTTTTGCCGACAAATAGAATTCTTTGGGGATTATCATAAAAATATTTTCCTATGCACCAAGCACTAACTGGCTTAGATAGATTCTCAATATGTTTATGGCAATCTTTGCATGTTTCACAATTACCAAGCCGCATGCTTTTATATTGCTTAATTAGATTTTCTTCTGCTTCGTTGATAATGGGCATTGTATTTTCTCCTTAAAAGAACTTTCTTTTATTTTATCGTATTTTGTTGATACACGCATCACTGGGAGGTGAGACAGCATGTCCAACAACGTCATCGATGCCGCTATCCGGCTGCGGGATTTGTTCACGCCGACGGTGAAAAGCGTCAATGCCAGCCTGGATACGATGAAAACCCAGATGGCGGCGGCGAAGCAGTCAGTCAGCGGCCTGTCGGGAAAATTGACGGAACATGAGCGCATCCAGAAACGGACGGCGAAAAGCATCGAGCAGACCGGGGGCAAGATTTCCGGCCTGTCAGATAAGTTTGCCCTGCTGTCTGCTCCGATTCTGGCTGTTGCGACTGCCGGCTTCAAGCTGAACAGCGATTTCACGAATGGTCTGGCTAAAGTATCTACCCTGGTAGATACGACTGTAGTATCCATGGACAAAATCAAAGAGGAAATCCGGAGCGTCAGTGATGAAACCGGGGCGGGCGTAGCCGACCTTTCGGAATCGGTCTATCAGGCCATTTCTGCCGGTGTCGATGCCGGTCATGCGGTCAGCTTCGTGAAGGACATGACGATTGCCGCTAAAGCCGGGTTCACAGATACGACGACTGCCGTCAATGGCGTTACGACCGTCCTCAATGCCTATGGAAAGTCGGCAGAAGAAGCAAGCTATATCACGGACCAGATGTTATTGGCGCAAAATTTCGGCAAGACTTCGTTCGGCGAAATGGCCCAGTCCATGGGCAACGTCATCCCGATTGCTGCCCAGCTCAACGTTACTACGCAGGAACTCTTCGGCTCCATCGCTGTCCTCACAAAGAACGGCATTGCCACGAGCGAAGCCATCACAGGACTCAAGGCGGCCTACAGCAACATTCTGAAACCTTCGTCACAGGCGGCCACTCTTGCGGAACAGCTGGGCCTGGAATTCAATGCCGCTCATTTGCAGAGCGTAGGATGGGTGAAGTTCCTGGACGAAGTGAAGCGGGCTACAGGCGGCGATGCTGAACAGATGGCCCAGCTCTTTGGTTCCGTAGAAGGATTGAACAGCATCCTGGTCCTCACGGGCAAGGGAGCCGGGGATTTCGACAAGGTCATGGACCAGATGGCCCAGTCTGCCGGCATGACCCGGGAAGCCTATGAGAAGATGCTGACCCCGTCCGAACAGATGCAGATTGCCATGAACCAGCTGAAGAATGCCGGAATGGATTTAGCCGTGTCGTTTACGCCCTATTTCAAAGCTATGTCGATGCGCGTCAAGGAACTGGCGGCCTGGTTCCGGTCGCTGACGCCGGAGCAGAAAACTCTCATCGGTCAGGTTGCCTTCGGCATCGTGGCCTTTCAGATGTTTGGTTCTACGTTAGGAAGATTGCTGACAGTAGGCGGCAAGGCTTACGGTACTTTTACATCTATTGCCACGGGCATCAGCAAGGCCGGGGGCGTGTCTAAATATCTAACGGCACAGTTCAAAGGCATCATCCCGGTGGTGAAAGGCATCGGTCTGGTCGCTAAAGGGCTGGGCAGCACCTTCCTTTCGGCAGGCCGTCTGATGATTACCGTTATCCGGGCAGTCGGCGCGGCGGCGATGGCCAATCCTATCCTGATTATCATTGCCGCCATCATCGCGGGCTTGTATCTTCTTTGGAGTAATTGGGATACCGTATCCCAGTACATCGAAGGGGCCGTCCAGGCTGTGTCGGAAGCGGTGGATGCCGGGATGCAATGGCTCACTTCGGTCTGGGATAGCGCCATGAACGGAATCAGTGAAACCGCATCCGGCATTTGGGAGAGCATCAAGGGAACTTTCCGTAGCGGCGTGAACTGGGTCATTGACCAGGTGAACGGACTCATTGCCAGCATCAATGGTTTGTCCATCGACATCCCGTCTCTTACGGGCGGAACACCGACCCATGTAGGATTCAACATTGAACCCATCAGCCACTTTGCCAGAGGGATCGAGAATTTTGGCGGCGGTTTTGCCGTCATCAATGAAGACCGCCGGGGGGAGCTGGTTCACCTGCCGAATGGCAGTACGGTCGTACCACATGACGAAAGTATCAGGCAGGCCATGAATGCAGGCAGTCATTCAATTACCATCCATATCGATACCATGAACGTCCGCAGCCAGCAGGACATTGACGCCATAGCGGATAAGCTGGTGGAAAAAATCCGGCTGTATGGCATGAACCGAATGAAAGGGGCGACTATCTGATGGCTTCTTTCTTAGAGTCAATTTTAAATGCTATCGGGCAGGCATCACAGAATCTGACGATTTCCCTGTCCGCAGGCAGTTCCATCGTGACTTTTCCTGTGCTGCCGGCGGAACTAATGGTTTCCGTCAATACGAACCATGGCACGGTGAACATCAACAACTATGGGGAATACCTCATGAAAGGCAAGACCGGGCTGAAGTCCTTAACGTTGGCGGGCTTTTTCCCGGCCCAGGATTATCCTTTTGCCATGATGGGGTTATCCCCATATACCTATATTTCTGAACTGGAAGCCATGCGTACTGGCGGCGAGGTTTGTCAGCTCACTATATCAGATACGCCGCTTTCCATGCCCTGCCTGATCAGCTCCTTCAAGTTTGGCGAGAAGGATGGAAGCGGGGATGTGTATTATGAACTGGGGCTGATGGAATACCGCTATGTCGAAGCCGACACTGCGTCTGCCAAGACGGACAAGACCACAGGCCTTGCCAAACGGCCGGAATCGTTCTGGCAGAAGATGAAGAAGAATATCACCTATTATCCGGGCGACAGCATCGGCAACGTCGTGGGCCGGGCCGTCGGAAAATCGGTCACGCTCAATAAGGAGCAGTTCTCCAAGTTCCAGGTCTACCGCAGCATCATCCGAAACGGCGGCCTGAAAACGGGTGACATCATCCGGCTGACGACCATGAACCTGAAAAGGAATGATGAAAATGTTCCAGTTGGCAAAGATAAATAAGGCAGATACGGAAAACCAGCAGGCAGACAAGCCGCAGAACACGGACTTGTCTGCTTACGTCCTTTCCTATACCTGGTCGGGCGATGTGGAGCAGGCCGGGCGCAAGCTGGAATTCGACCTGGCCTATACCACGAAGGACAAGGACTGGACGAATGCCGTCCTGGAACTGGGGGACGAGGTGTGTTTCTCCTATACCGATGATGTTACGCAAGAGACGTTTCCTGTTTTCCAGGGACGCGTCTTTTCCCGGAGCCGGGACAGCGAGTCCTATGCCATGCGCTTTGTGGCCTTCGACAGCGTTATTTATCTGGCCAAATCCCGTATTACCCGGAAATACGCCAATGTGACCGTGGCTGATGCCATCCGGCAGACTATCCATGACTTTAATATCGAGGCGGGGACGATGCCGGACCTTTCTGTGGTGTGCAGTTTCATCGCCGACGACATCTCAGCGACCGATGCCATCAAGCAGGCGTTATCCTACCAGTCT